AATGGCCTCAAAGGCCTTTGGTCGGCTGCAACGGATGCGGTTCTCCTCAAGCTTCTTGCTGGCGAAAGCTAGCAAGCGAGGAGTCCTCACCGGATCTCTGATCAGGACGTGAACTCGGCCTAGGACGCCGTCCTCTATCAGGAGGTGACGTGAAAAGCCTAGTTCTGCTCTGGAATGAGCTCGCTAGAGAACTAGCGGGTAGATGTTGCACTAGCGCCCACCAAGACATTAACTATGTCTCGGATCGGACGAAGAATGAAGGGTTATCGTTTCTTACGATAACTCTCCCAACCTTCGCAAAGGACTTCGAAAGAAGTCTTGAGCTTGGGAAGGTGGACGACGCCGCTTTTCTTGCTTTCCGGAAAAGCGGGAGGCTCCCGAGTTTTCTTTCGGGTTTCTCTCGTCTCGTCTTCGACCGTAAGTCGGGTGTCCTACTCGAGAACCCAAGTCTAGGTGCTATCCGTGCTATCAGGCAGCTCACGCTGCTTTTTAGCAAGATACGCCTCGACTGCGAGCAGCATCGCATTGATGCGGCGTTCGCCGAGTACCTCGAGTGTGAGAAGGAAGTTAAGGAGCTTTTCGGAACGATATCCTTCAAGGATTTCCAACGATTAAGCTCCCTCCTCTTCAGCTCGATGTTTACTGTCATAGATAAACGTATCTATGACGGCGACATCTTGCCGAAGCATGGTCCTGGTGCGACTGCTGATTCTCTTTACGGGAATCAGAAGTTTAACCAGACTACATGGCCATGTCGCCTTGAGCACTACTTTCCATTCGTGGAAATGGTGCTACCTAACTTCTCGTTTTACGAGGAGCTAGACAAGGTGAACTTCCTCGAACCTGGTTCAGAAATTCCCGTTAAGGTGATTTCTGTACCTAAAACGATGAAAACTCCTCGGATTATCGCAGCGGAACCTACTGCCATGATGTATGCGCAGCAGGGAATACTACGACTGATCCAAGAAGCCCTCAAGGGATCTTACCTTGATGACTTTATCGGATTGGATGACCAGACGCCTAACCAGCGTATGGCACTCCAAGGGTCTAAGTACCACGACTTAGCAACACTCGATCTGAGTGAAGCTTCCGATAGAGTTTCATGCGAGTCCGTTTCCTACATGTTACGGCCACATCGGCACTTTCATGATGCGGTTTTGGCATGTAGATCGAGACGTGCTCGCCTACCTAGCGGAGAAGTCATTTCTCTTGCTAAGTTTGCGTCTATGGGTTCAGCTCTCTGTTTTCCTATGGAGGCCATGATGTTTCTCGTGGCTATATTCCTCGGAATTGAGAAGAGCCTAGGACACCCGTTGACCCTGAAGGACGTTAAATCCTTTAAGGGTCGGGTGCGTGTCTTCGGAGACGATATTATCGTCCCCGTCGATCATGTGCGTTTCGTGATTCGCTCTCTTGAGTCCTTTGGGCTCAAGGTAAACGAACGCAAGTCTTTCTGGAACGGTTCGTTCCGGGAGAGTTGCGGGAAGGAGC